GGAGGTGTACCAGTGTGTGGTGCTATGGGATGATGCTCTGACTATAGAGACGGCTCAATCTAAGACTATAGACTACGTGACGGTGTATGCACGCCAACAGCTCAATAGCTCCACGCTGACTAGCAAAGTACAGCGTTACGAAAAAGATGCGGTAGTGAGCGAATTTACATGGCACTTCATATACAGGAATCCACGAGGTATGTGGGAGTCAATCTACTTCACCGGACATATCACTAATCTAGCTTTATACGAGCGTGTGGAAGCCCAGCTGCAGGGACGTGATGACTACGTGAAGTCTGATAGCGAGATATATACGTATAACCATACGTGCAAAAGCCAGTATAAGCTGGGTACGGGATTAAAGTATCCTGACGAGATGCCTGGGCTTCGTGAATTTGCTGAGAGTGATGCAGTATATATACGAGAGGGAAACTATGGAGATACCAATGCTTTCTGGCGACCAGTAGTGGTGAATGCTGACGCTTTTAGCACACTAGACGGTAGCGACGGAGAACTGGAAGAACGCAGCTTCACATTTACTAATGCCGTAGTGGATCTATGCTAAGAATCCTTACGCTAGATAATAGGCAGATCAGTACTATAGGCAGTAGCATTTCTACGACTAACAGGAATAACCTATTAAGTGAGGATGGTCTGTATAGGCCTTTTAGCTGGCCATTCACCCTACCTATAAAAGGGAACGAAGAAATACTGAAGCATCTTCATAGTATAGATACGCGTGAGCGAAATGCTACGCTAGAAGTACGTGTAGAGGTGGATGGGAGTGTGCGAATAGCTGCTGAGCTTAGCGTAGTACGTGCTGATAAAAACTACTACTATGTGCAGATAGAAGGTAGCATGGGCGTGGGAGATCTTCCTCAAACTAATCTGCCCGATCTGATGGGTAACGATACACTGACTTATACCAAGGGTGATGATATGGCTCCTTCTGGTATGAATCAGTATCACTGGCCACAGGTGGACTTATGCTGGCCAACATGGCAAAATGACGATGAGTACTATCTGGGAAAGTATGACTACGCCGCAGTAAATTACGTAAAAGATGGAGTCTTCTACTTAGGGGCGACGACAGCTAACAATGCAGCTCTCTATCTACCGGCAGCTTTGGTAAAAATATGTGCTAAGATAGGCTATTCGCTAAGTGGGACCTTCTTTGAGAATACTGAGCTCTGCACGCTGATAGTGATGAATAACTATATGATGGCTATGGGAGGCGTGACTGTGGTAAATATTCCGTATAAGAATCTTTTGCCCAATGAGACGGCCGTGGATTTCTTCAATAAGCTTCGAGGGTTTGGGATCACTTGCACTCTCGATACTGTGAAAAGAATAGCCTACTTTGATGCGATGGATGCAGCCGTAGATAACGCTGAGGTGTGCGATGTGACAGACTATATAGATAGAGACTATGAAATAGAAATGGGGGACTACAATGGGATGTGCCAAGATATCACACTGTCTGACAGCTATGGGAGTAGTGCTATCAGTGGAATCTCCGATATGGTGGCAGATCATACAATAGCATTTATAGACCAGGCACGAGTGACTGCTTACTATATAAGTTCAGATACACTTACTCTAGGAGAAGTACTAGAACAAAAGAGCCAGAGGGTCTACGTGCTAAACGGAAACATAGTCTACATAGATATAGGCGATGTGATATATGCAGAAGGCGAAAATGCGTATTACCGTATCAATGATGACGAGGAACTGGTGTTTGTGGGATACAAAGCCTTGAAAAACTGCGAGGGTGAGGGTGAGCTACAGCTGCCTCAGATATACACGACTGCTATGTACATGAATGATGAGCTTCAGCTAGTGCCAAGAATGAATATACCTATAAGTGACGATGTGGTAAGTAATCCATTTGAGTTTAGATTGTTATTTTTTAGAGGCTGGCAAAATGATAGATCTGGTTATAAATATGGGTACGCTACTTGCACAAATACACGTATGACAAATGTAGCTCCTAAAAACTCTGAGACTTATGGAAGATACAGTCTACTGCCACAAGATCCTTCGAGTGTGACACAGCTACTTGTTTTTCCATTTTACAAAAGACTCACAGATACGAAGAGGTATATATGCATGCTGCACGGCGACTGGCAGCTAGCTGCTGGATGGAACGAGCGTATGTTGATGCGTAAGCATAGCACAAACTTTATATGGGAGCTTATAGAGTCAAGTATTGACGCGAATGGCTATGGAGTTACACGTGTTCGTCTGCTGAAAATTAGTTAGTATTGCAGAGCTACACTTCAGGTTACTTAAAGAGATAAGGGGGAGTTCATATATGAGCTGCCCCTCGTATCTCTACTTTCCCGTCTCTTTGAGTCTGTGAAGTGTAGCCGGGGTGCGGGGGGATTTTCATATATGAGCGATACAATTAATACACACTGGGAAGAGCATCTGCAAGAACACTTTCCCCCAGCGAAGAGCTGGGAAGAGAGCAATGAGGTAAAGACTCTGAGCCAATTATACGAGATTATACGAGAAGTAGACGAGAATGTGACGGTGGCGATGCTGCATGGCTATCTGCGAGATAATGGATACAAAGGCGAGCGTGTGAATTCGGTAGTTATGTGGTTATTGTGCTGAGAAAGTGTAGTACCATTGTGGAATTAAAATCAACAAACATTGCATAACATACACACTTTTAGTGTTTTGTAATTAAAAAACTTCTGCTTTGGGAGCAGGAGGTCGCAGGTTCGAATCCTGCCACCCCGACCAATGAAGAATGAGAGCTAGCCTTAAGTTAGCTCTTTTTTTATGCCCACATTTTATTTCACGTTTGTTCTTGTTTTCCCTTCTTTTTGTATAAACTTGTACTAAAAGTAGTACCATTGTAGTACCAAAATGGCTACATTTAAGTTTGTATTAATCGCGGGTAAAATCAAGTTAAACGGTAAAGCTCCAATTTTTCTGAGGATCACTGAACATAGAAAGCAGATATATACCTATGCGGGGTTTGATGTGAACCCGAAAGAATGGGATGCTAATACTGGGATGCCTATTAATGAAAGGCTAAGCAAGCATCTGACTTATCGACTTCTTAATATTAAAATAGACTACGCAGAAGGAAAGTCTATTACACAGATCAGATCTGACATGTCTGGTAAGATTCAGATAGATTTTGAACAGGCATTCTCCTCCTTATACGAAAATGAAAAACTAAATAGCCCCCGAAATGCTGAGGCCTGGAAGACTGCTGTATCTAGATATAGAACCATCCTTGATATAGAAACACTGGCTATGGAGGACTTTACTGCTGAGAACATAAGTGACTTTAAGGACTCGCTGATGTCTGCCGGAAAGAGTATCAATACTATAAGCGTGTACACCAGGGGGCTGCGTGCCGTTTACAAACGTATCTGTAAGAAGATGAATATAGTGCCGAAGAAAAATCCATTCCCTTCAGGATCTGTACCTCGTCCTGCCAGTACTGCTAAGCGATCTATATCTAAAGATAACCTTCTTAGAATCTATGAGCTCAAAATGCTGGACTCTAAGATGGCATATTACAGAGATGTATGGATGCTACTCTATTGTCTGGGTGGTGTGGATGTACTAGACCTTGCTCAGATGAAGAAACCTAGTGGTGACTATATCTATTTCCGAAGGAAGAAAAGCAGGGGGAGAGGTGACGAAGTCAAAATCTACGTAACTCCTCAAGCTGCGGCTATCATGGAGAAGTACCCGCATAAAGATCGTTTAATATCCGGAATAGAATATACCTCGGTAAATCAGTATAGAGATCTACTAAAGGAAATGAATCTGATGATGAATAAGCTTTCTATTATGGCTGGGATGAGTGAAAAGCTCACAAGTAAGGTGGCTAGACACACCTTCGCCACAATAGCAAGAAATATGAGATATGACCGTGAGCTTATAGGTGTACTAATGGGCCATAGACAAAAAAACGTGACGGATATCTATATAATGTACAGTCAGGAGATGATAGATGATGCACTGAAAGACGTGATTAGTACTTCACTATCCCACCATTAATGATATACATCTCATCTATAGCCGACTTGGGCAAGGTGATGGGATCATAGGTGTCTTTAGTTGATATCAGGGTGATTGAGTCTTTATCTTCACTTGGCTTCACTATACGAAAAATGACATGTCCGTCACTTACTATCACGTACATGCTCCCCCATAGGAAGAAGTCTCTACGGGTCCACACCTTGGTTCCTGCGATGTCTCCTCCATTTATTACTCCACTCAAGGCATCTCCTTGCATGATTATACCCCTTTCGGAATCGAGAAAGTCTGACACGTCAACTTTCCCTACAGGTTTTAGATTTTTATTCATAATATCTTTGCTATTAGTAACTTCAATAACGTCAATATATTTTGCTTGATTAAATGCTCCTGGCTCTTCTCGGACAATTGCTATATCTGTAGTTTGGGATTCGTATTTAAAATATTCAGGGTAAACAGTCTGGAATTGTTTCCTCACGGAATGAGATACATTAGTCTCTGGATTATTGACCCACCTCCCCACTTGCTGAGGGCTCTTATTAATCTTCGTGGCTAATTCTGTAAGGGATAAATTATAATTTATCATAATTCTTTTGACGTCTAATCCTTTCATCTTCTTTGATTTAATGTTTCTTTTTGATTCTTTTTGTAAAATAAATGTGTTTCAAATTGTTTCTTAATGATTGTTTTTGCTTTCTTTGCCTAAGATAAAGACAAAAGTAATGCCACAAACACTAACAAAGCGAGAAGAAGCTATTATCGAAAGAACAACAGCTACCGTACTAAGCAAGCTAGGCCTGAAGAGTGAAGAAGCTTTCATCTCAAGAACTGCTGCGGTAAAAAAGCTGGGAATGAGCAAGTACCACCTTATTAAGCTAAGAGAAAATGGGACTATCCGTTTCAAAAAGGGAAAGGCAAAGCAGAGCCACGTGCTCTACTGTGCTAAGGATATAGAAAAGTACCTAGAAGGTGAGGATAACGGGCTGTCAGAATTTAGAGGAGAGCAACTATGAACCACTCCATCCTAAAAATAGAAACAGTAGTAGACGGCACCGACAAGATCCACGTAAAAGTAAAGAGTCTTATCGATAGCTATGATGATACTTTAGTGGTGCTTAAATCTGGACTAGAGCATAAGCTGAATGTGATACGTGCTGCAAGAATGAAGCTCTATATCTCTCGATTCCTGAAAAGCAGAATGAAAGCTTACGAAACCATGAATGCTACCGGTGATCCAAGGTATCAGACTATGAAGAATCTCCATCATCATATAGCTCAAAGTAATATGAAGTGGCAAGACTTTATGGAGTGGATGATCCGCAGAGAAGCTACCCTGCGAGACGCTCTGCCTAAAAATCATAACGCTAGTCACGAGAAAATCAACACTATACTAGAGCTCTGCAAGGAGCTCACATAAAGACATGGTAAGAGGCACTAAAGTAATCAATAGTGCCGGGACTTACAGAACGAAGCCGGAAGTAGGCTCTCTAACTGATACGCCTGTATAGCGGAGGTTCGAATCCTCCTCTTACCACAATGAAGATATCGCTTACATAGCGTGATTTTGATTTAGTAGTTATATTTAATTCAGCCGCTGGAGGCTAGATCGCCAGCGGCTTTTTTAACCAAAAAAAAAGAAAATGAGTACATCAAACCAAACCACTCTCGAGTGCAATAGCTGCCACCATCGACAGCCAACTTTCAGAACTACCTGCGGAAAATGCTTCGTTAGGTTCTCCCAAAAACTACATCTTGTTCCTGTGATGCATCGCAAAGTGGTAAAGGATCTAGATAGGACTCGAGCAGAACGGATCTGCGTAAATAAAGACCTACTATTTTCTATCACTAATTCTAGAAACTATAGAATACTATGATTCAGTTTATCTACAGAAATACAAGAGATAAGTGTTACCTGCTGAGTCCAGAGCGTGGACTGCACATCGTACACGCTCACTTACAGCCTATGACACTAGAGCAGCTTATGGAGCAGCACATAGCTATAAATAAAATGAATGCTAATCTACGGGCTACGAATGCATCCCTAGAGTTACAACTACGTAAAAAATTAGTGAGTTCAACCTAATTGAATATTGATATTATGAAAGAAACCATCATTTACCTCGTAGAGCAGCCCTTAGTAGCTGTCATCACACTCTTAATAGGCTTTGCCTCCGGAGTAACTATCACAGCACTGTATGCGATAGACCTCTACCGCCAAAATCAAGAAATGCTGAACTCGTTAGGCAGACCAACACGTAAATTTTTTAAGAAATAATACTATGAAAGAAAGACCAATATTATTCAGTAGCTCAATGGTGCAAGCCATACAATCTGATCGAAAAACAGAGACGCGTAGAACTACTAATCTCAAAGAAATAAATGAGAATCCTGATGACTGGAATCTTACTTGCAAAGAAGACGGCAGTATCTGCTGGGGAGCAGATGAGGGCAATGAAGCTATTTTCCTAAATGAAGAGAAAGTTCGCTTCATCAAAAACCCATACGGCCAACCAGGTGACGCACTTTGGGTAAGAGAAAGTTATTGCCCTGAATACTTCGATGATAAGACTCACGGCTACAAAGCAGATTGGAATAAATATGCTGCGGACCTTGTGAGTGAACCTAAATGGAAACCATCCATCCATATGCCAAAATCAGCAGCTCGCATCTGGCTTATTATAGAGTCTGTATCTCTAGAGAGACTAGAAGATATAACAGATGATGGAGCTATAGCTGAAGGGGTTATGACTAACGCCCAGGGATTTCACGATTATGAAGCGGTCTTGCCATTCTTTCCCCTTGCTAGAGATAGCTTCTACTCACTCTGGAGATCAATCAACGGCAAAGAATCAAGCCAGGCTAACCCCTGGGTATGGGTAGTAAAATACCGTGTACTCACAAAGACAGGAGATCTAGATCTCTATGACATGTATGCTCAGTCTTTTGACATCCAACGCACAGAAAGAAACAAGAAATGAGAGCTCCATCTGATCGTCCACAGCAAGCGGCATTCTCCGCATCTTCCACAGAAAGCAAAGAATTCCGTAAGAAGACCATTGAGATACTACTGGAGATCTTTAGTGCACAATTAATTAGAGCTAACGATTTATAAAAAGGTTAATAATATGCAAAAACGTAAACACTCCATCCTAGAGATACTAGCCAGCACTGCAATAGGCTTCGCTATTAGTCTCTCAGCACTGTACTTTATTTTTCCATTCTTTGGGATAGAGAGTACCCACTCTAAAAATATAGGCATCACTGTGTTCTTCACCGTGATATCAATAATCAGAGGATATTTCGTACGCAGATTCTTTAATAAGAAAGTGACGGTATTCACTTTAGACGATCTGAAGACTATGAGAGCTGCCGTGATCTCTGCTATAGAACGTTCAACCTTTCCTTCAAAACACCACGCTGCCCTGGTGAATATTCTTAAAAAAATAAACGGGAAAATCAGTTCAGATTTATAGCTGTCAGAAATTAATTTTCACAAAAACTAAAACTACCAATTGATATCTAATAAGACCATATCCGAAATACACGACCTACCTATAGAAGAGGTAATAGGCCGCGAGATTGAACTCAAAGAAAAAGGAGCAGACTACCAAGCCTGTTGCCCTTTTCACGAGGAGAAATCACCGAGCTTCTCAGTGAATATACGCAAGCAGATCTACAAGTGCTTTGGCTGTGGAGAGGGTGGAGCCAGCGGCGTAAGCTTTGTCATGGCGTACCATAAAATGAGCTATCCGGAAGCCCTGGAGAGGATAGCCAGTACACACACTATAGCCGTAGAGCACGACAAAGACACCAATAAAAAAGCACTCACAGATGATGAAAAAACAGTCCGCAAGCAAGCAGAGTTACACCTTATAGCCGCTCAGCGTAGATACAGCAAAGGGCTACCGAGCAGTACCGCAGCGATGAGCTATACAAAAGCGAGAGACATCACCGAAGCGACGATAGATCACTTCTCTATAGGATATGCAGAAAGTGGCAATGTGCTGCAGAAAGAACTCATCAAAATAGGTCAGCTAAAAGCAGGCGTACTATCTGGTATACTCTCTGAGAAGGAGCAAGCAGATAAGTCAATCACTACCTACGACACATTCCAAGACAGACTCACCTTTCCTATACACAATGAGCGAGGCATGCTCATAGGTTTTGGAGGCAGAGTGATAGCAGAAAGTAAATATGCTAAGTATATAAATAGCCCGCAGACGTGGCTATATGACAAAAGCAAGGTCCTCTATAATCTGAATCGTGCGATAGTTCCTATACGCAAAATGAATGGCTCTGTATACCTGATGGAAGGATATATGGATGTAGTAGGCATACACCCAGCAGGCATACCCAATGCTGTGGCAGGTTGTGGCACGGCATTCACTATGAAGCAAGCCAAGCTGCTGCATAGGTTCTGTACGGAGACTGTGATATGGTATGATGGAGATAGTGCCGGAAGAGCCGCTACCGCCAAGGCCGCAGAAATCCTACTAGAAGTTGGCCAGAAAGTAAAAGTGATCAACGTATTGGGTTACGATCCAGATGAATTTGTAAAAGAAAAGAAAAAAAGACCAGCACCACAGCATTTTCTAGACTGGATATATGCACAGATACACGCACCACTCACAGATTACACGCTGCCAAATACCATAGCCAACGCAGCATTATTTGACCTATTTAAAAAAGCAGATAAAGAAGTAACCCTGCACGAGCTAGAGAAAGAACTGATCTTTCGCAGTAGCCAACCCATAGGTGCTCTTATTCCCGAAGGAATAAAATATACCATAGATCAGCAAGATGCAGATGAAGATGAACTGGAAGCACAGCGTCAAGATTTCCTAAACTACCTAAAGCGATATCCCGAGACTATACAGGATAGATGGATCACCAAGCTAAGCAAAGCGAATGTGTGGGGCATAGCAAAGAACACGCTACTCAAAGCATTGAAAAGTGTGTATGTAATAGAGCTCAAGGAACAAAAAGACGTGTTGCTAGACTCAGACATTACCTCACTGCCGCCAGATTGCGATATAGATTTTTACCTCAGACACCGATTTGCTCCTAAAAAAGATAACACTGGCTACTATTTTTCCAACGGTAAAGGGTACGACACTTGTGGAAACTGTGTCATAAAACCACTCTTTCACGTGTATGGCCAAGATGACAATAAGCGATACATTCAGATATGCAAAGGCAAGTCTGCTGTGAATATATTGGTAGATAGTGTAGGAGTCAGCAGTCAGTCGTATATGGAGCAAGCACTGATCAAGGAAGGACCGTACTTCATAATGGACTTTACCAAAACCTACTTCATACGACTCGTGCAGTATCTCTTAGAAAAGTTTCCCAAATGCTACGAGCTAAAGCAGCTAGGCTACCAGAGCGAAGGGTTTTTGGCATTCAGCAACTATGTATACAATGGCCAGCTGACGAAGTACAATGACCTCGGCATCTTCACTCACAATAAGCACAACTACCTAAGTCCTGTAGTAGTGGAGGAGCTGAAGGATCAACGCGACGGAGACAGTGCCCTGGATAAAGATAAGTACTTCACGTATACGGAGAGCCCGGTTACCATATCCGATTATTTCAAAGCATATCAGGATGTCTTTAAAGAAGATGCAGCTTACGGTATAGCCTACAAGATCATTACTCTATTCAGAGATATATGTATGCGTAAAGCTAACATCCCATTCCTATACGTATATGGAGCTACTAATATGGGTAAGTCTGTATTCACAGATCATATACTCCACTTCTTTTTTAGCGGCACAGACCAACACGGTAAGCGTATGACACAGATAAATCTAGACAACGTTTCAGACTTTGCCCTGGCGGCAAGCATACAGCGATTTCAGAATTGCCCCATAGTACTCAATGAGCTAGATGAGAAGAGTCTGGACGACAAGCGAATGCAAGCCATCAAAGGCACGTATGACGGTATAGGTAGACAGAAGGGCACTAAGGAAGGGAATATTATCACACAGACGCCCACGTGTACGCTAGTACTCGCAGGTCAGTTCCTATTTACTAAAGATGATAACTCCCTAGTCAATAGATCTGTGATACGCTCATTTCCTGCACGTATATTTACCATAGAAGACAGAGAGCGACTAGAGCACCTCGATAGTTACCTAGACCAAGGCGTGAGCTCGCTACTGTGTGATATGTATAAGCACCGTGACTACTTCAAAGAGAAGTACGATAGTACATTCATAGCCATCTACAAGCGACTAAAGGATGATTTTAGCAAGCGGAACAAGAAGATAGTAAGTAGACTGGTAGATAACTACTCTCATATATACGCTTCACTCCAGGTGATGGGTAAACATATCGCGTTGCCTTTTAGTATGGATGCTTTCTTTGATCAGATGGTGGAAGATATCATAGAGCATAATGGGATCATAAAGAGTTCAGATGGAGTACAGCAGTTTTGGGATTTCGTTTGCTTCATGCTGAGCAGTAAAATCATAAGTAGAGACAAGGAAATCAAGATAGAAAGCTGCACATCTGTAGAGATACTAGGCAAGGAAAACACCACAGAGCGTAAGTACTTTGAGACTCCCAAAGAAGTGATCTATATCAATGTAAAGCTGCTGCACATCGCCTATGTGCAAAACAGCAAAGGAGCCAGTATGAATAGTAGCTCGCTCAAAAAGTACCTAAGTGAGATGGAGAGCTTCATAGGACCGTGTAAGAAGACGACCTTCTCCAAAGGACCTAGCACCAGTGCATACATGTTTGTAGCCTCAGAGCTGCCAGATGTCACAGATCAGCTACTCGCCAGTGAGAGCTATAAGCAGGAGATCGATAAAAAAGCAGCTGAAAAAGCTAAGGAGATACAAGCAGCTGCAGAGGAGGAAGAATTTATGAATACCGAAAAGAAACCATTTTAACTATGAGTAGTATAAACCTAATTCACGCCTGCGTAGACACGCAAATAGCTAAGCTAAAAGCAGAAGGAGTATCGGATAAAGATATAGCGTACTTCTGGCACAATGCTATCAATGCATTCGTGAAGAGAGCCGAATCCGAAAAGACCAGGAACACCCAAAGGATGGACGGAATACGCCTAGTGAAACGAAGCGTATTCGTAATAGAGCGAGATATGGGAGCAGAGATCATAGGGCACTGGGAGCTGTCTTCAGATAAACGAACCCTCAAAAAAGAAACTATTCTGGCTAAGCTAGAGAGCAAAGAGCTGTGGTGGGAGTAGTGGTGTAACGACTAAAATATAAACCAGCAGGAGTTCTTTAAACCTGTACACTATCGTCAAGCTGATAGCCCTGCTTGATGATAGTTATTGTTATTGGGCGTTGAGTTATTATGAAGCAATCATACAAAGAATTCGAATTATTAGTGAAGCACTTCTCTCATTCAGAAGATTTCAAACAAAACAGCGACAAACTAAAGAACTTAAGACTTTCTAGTTACGAAGTATTTGCAGCTCTTTTAAAACGGGGAGGTGAAATTACACAATCTATCAAAGCCTGTGATCTTATATTTAATATGAGCAGAGTAACGCCTCTTACCGAAATGGAGATAGCAGAGCTAACAGGAAAGTTCAGATTTATAAATGCAATTATTGACGAAACGGCTTTCAGGTGAGATGTAACGATAGCGTATGCCGTCGTTTTAACGCGGTTATACGCATTGTTGGGCTTTAGTTATTTTCTTTCAGTCTGCAAGGCGTTGGCATTTTAATTTCCTAATATTCTGTTTATAAACTCAATAGTTTTTTCTTTCCCTTGAATAATTGTGACAAGACTACTTAAAAAGGCGATTAAAGCAATAATTCCTGTAAATATTTTATAAATAGCACTTTCCATTATCTTATTAACTCTAAGTTTGCTAAAAATCCCAAACCAATTTAAAATAAAGAGAGGAATACCAATGGTTTCTTGAAATCCAATTCTAAACCAAATTATTGGATTTTTTAAGTTTTTTAATGTTCCTTTTATGCGTTCTTCTACGTGACCAATATATCTCAATAGGCAATCATCAACAGAGGCTACATCAAAATTTTGAATTTGCCCTTTTCTAAATTTAGGAATAGTATTAATGATAATTTGATAGTTTTTTATCATATAGTTTTCAAAGGCAGGTTTATATGACATAACTCCAAAACTACCTACATTATTTTGGATTTTGCTCACATTTTTCGTGAGCCAAACATAAAGTTCATTATCAAGATTATCTGATTTTTTCGAACTATTATGTTGTTCAAAATATTTATTATTAAATTCAATAAATTTATACCGATACTCTAATGCAAATTCTAGTTTTGTTGTTTCGCGTGAATGAGTTCTGAATAATTGAATAAAACCAATCAAGAATATCAATAATATGCTTATGATTATAATTATTGTCGTCATTTACTCAATTTCAATTTTATCGATTTCCTTCATTAATCTATCCGTTTCTGAAAGTGCCACGATTATCTTTTGATAATGTAGAATATCATCAAATTCTAAGGTTCTTTCTTTACGGTCTTTAAGCCATTTCTGAGCAGGTTGGTAACCACCAATGTAGAACTCCCAAGCAGTTAAAGGAACGTTATCAAAATACTGTTCATCATTTATCCATATTCTGCCCAATTGTTTTTGTTCATCAAATAATTCCCAATCTTTTTTTGCCACTTTAGTTGTGATCATATTATCTCCATCAATTGGATAAGTCGTAATGTAATTCTCTACTTTAGGCGATTCTAGTAAATGGATTTTGCGTATTTCTCCGCCTAGTTTTACCAAGCTCCAAAAAGTAATTGCGTCTTTTGGATAAGGTACTCTTGGGAAATCAATTTTTAGAAACTCTTTGTATTTCTCACGATACGTTGGCGAGTGTAAAACCGCATAGATATAATCCAAAATGTCAATCGGAGCAAAAGTGTTTTTGTCAGCCTGAGCGGAGTCGAAGGGTTCTTTCTCATCGGTAAATGTTAAACTTAATTTTTTGGCAAGTTCTAAAATAATTTCTCTGTTAAGGTTTGGGGTTCTGGCTGACCCCGGCACTAAGCTTAAAGAAATATCAATCGTTCTTTGGACATTTTGCTTAGGATATAGGTAAAGTGGAAAAACTTGACAACCCTCTTTTGTTTTATTAGAAATAAAACATTGATCTGATCTGTTATTTGATACGAATAAATGGTAGAATTCGTTCCCTGCTAACTGCCTTGTAGAAATAATAGCAAGGCTTTGTTCATTAACATTATCCAAAACCTTTGTATTTAATCTTGCAACAAAACTCCCATCATAATAAATCCATCGTTGATCAAAACACCTATAATTCTGTTTTATTAATTTACTTTTTAAAATACCTGTATTTTGAATATTAGCCCTTGCTTTATTCAAGTTCCATTTGTCATTATCTTTTAGTTTTAAATTATATTTAGAGCTTAACTCTTCATCAGAAAAAGATGGATCAATAAAATCGTTTAACTTCCCTATTAGAGTATCCCTATCTAAAGATGTTATAAAGCTGTCTTTTTTTGTCAATAGCCCTAAAGAGTTGGTAATATATAAATCGTTTAAAGCAAACCCCTTATTATATGAATCTTCAGCTTCAAAATCTTTGGGAGTCATAAAATAATTTGGAGCTTTATTTGGCAAATCAATAAAACTAATAGATGCTAAGGAGTTACGTGAAAGAAAATCATATTTATAATCTCTCTTACCATATAAATCGTAATGAAATACTTTACCAAGTTGATTAGGTTTTTTCTTTCCAGTTTTCACAAAAACTGTGATGGCAACACCTTGCATTATGTCAAATACATTTACATCTGCAGAACCATCAGGAGAAGTTTCTTTTTTTTTGTTGTTTCCGTGTAAATCAATCGTATAAACTTTGTCATACGTTTTCAAAAGATTCCACCGCATTCCTCTAAAAGTAGGGTTATCTAAAAATCCGTGCGGATTTATAAAAGCTAATACTCCACTTCCGTTTTTTTCAATAAAATGCTGTCCGTAGCGTAAAAACTTCACATAATCATCATTAATAAATTTTGAGTTTTGTTCTTTTAATTTTTCCTTACCACCAGGCTCTTTTTTATAATCCTTCATCAAATCCATAATCCAATCTCCTTTGTTAGCACTTTCGCCACTATATGGAGGATTACCCATAATACACATTACAGGTGTATCACGCTTAATGTGATTTGCCTCATTGGCTTCACTACTTAGCCAATTGGCAAATAAAGTTCCTGTATCTGGGTGAAATTCCTCTAAACTATTGGTTAGATAGACTCTTGTTCTTTGCTCTTTTGTAGCTTTAAATCCTGTTTCTTTTAGCAATAAATCCAATTGTAAATGAGCCATGGCATAACTTGCCATGAGCAACTCAAAACCGTTTAAACGAGGGAGCAAATTGTTCTCTACATAACTGCTCCAAATACCTTCTTGTCCTTTAAAGTTTTTATTTACGTGTTTTATTACTTCTGCTAAAAAAGTACCTGTTCCTGTGGCTGGGTCCAGAATTTGTACTTTGTGTACTTCTTGTTCTGTTTGTTTATAGCCAGATTTAAAATTTTTATCTGGAATTTGAGTGTTTACTTTAATCTTTGTTTTAGAAGTGTCGGCTAAACCTTGCGGAAGATCAAATTCTGTTTTTAAAATATCATCAACTGCTCTTACAATAAAATTAACAACAGGGGCAGGAGTGTACCACACGCCTCTTGCTTTTCTTAGTTTTGGGTCATATTCAGCCAAGAAAGTTTCATAAAAATGGATGATTGGATCTTCCATTTTTGTTGTCTTTCCATAATTTTTAAGAATTTCTTCCACGTTACAGGCTAAGAATATTTCTGCAAGATTTTCTACAATCCATTTAATTCGGTCGTCAATATCAGGACCAGCTATGTAACCAAATAGTTTTCTTAAAAACGGATTTGATTTAGGAATCAATTCAGCAGCTTCTTGTCTGCTAAAAGTATCTAAAGTGGGATCGTGCAAACGAGCTGCAAACATCCCATAGGCAATTGTTTGGGCATAAACATCCGCAAACCCCTTGGGAGTAATATCGTGAATTAGAATGCTTTTAAAAGCAGTCATTTGTTCTTTCAGTGTGCTGTCCTCATTGTGAGTCTCATCACTAGTTAAAGCCTTTTCAATAACGTCAGAAAGAAGTCTAGCTTTACCCGCCATCATTTCTGCTAATTTTTTTGAACTTTTAATGTTTTGTCCAACATGAACACAAAAGTCTTTTATAATATTTTTAAATCGTGCAAAATTTTCTGACAAGGGTACAATACCTCCTTCTGTTATTTCAGCAATGGCTATTTTAGTAATGAATTCTCCATCATTGTACAAATGAAAATCTATGTAATCTGTAAAAATTATATTGTCTAATGATGCTTTGTAGCGATCAAACTGTTCTTTGTTTACTGATTTCTTTTTCCCTTCAAGGTCTTTATCACCAACGTCTTTTGCTTCAATAAAACCAACAGGTATATCTTTTTTAGTCAGGATGTAGTCGGGTGCACCACAAGATTGTCTTTTAGGCTCGTTGGTAGCTCTTATTTCAGGAACTAAACTTTCTAACAGCTGCTGTAAGTCTCCTCTAAATGTATGCTCAGTAGCGTTCCCTAGTTTATACCTCTGGTTTATATTGTCAATGTAATTTTCTATAGTCATATTTCAATTCTCATTATTTGCAGTTAGCAATGGCAAGCAATATTAGTCTTCTGATTGCAAGTAAAGTTCGTATACATAAAAAACACCAGCATTTTCGCTAGGTGTGATTCACATCACACTAATAAACCACAATAAATGGTTAGAGCTGTCAGTATATATACTTTAAGTCATACGAATTTAGGTTTTTTTAACATAGATACAAAATACCTCAAAAAAGTGCTCTCTTAACTCTCTTTACTCTCTGATAGTATAATACATTGATTTATAGATATATACTTACTTATTATACATATATACTAGTGGAGAGTATGGAGAGTAGCTCCGAGTAAAGAGAGTAGGAGAGTAGGAGAGTAGAAAAATCAGCTCAGAAACTCAAGAATATATTTTTTTCTAGAGTGATCCAGCTGATGGCTACCAAAGTACTGCTGCAATTCTTCGGACATTGCTCCAGTTAGCCTCAAAATGTGCTGCACTACCGTATAACTCTATAGGGCCCTCTGGTTTATGGACTTTGATCTTAACCACACCACCTGGGCTACGCACAGCTCGAAGTCTGTACTCAGTGTCATAGATGAACCCTTCGTGTGTCTTGCCTATGTAAATCGCATCTAAGATAGTAGCGGCTATTCTGTTATCATTTTTCATCTACCCAAATATAGTGTGTTAGTAGTAAATACTCAGAGGTGGAGGATAGTACTCTTCAGGTGATTGGCTCTGAAACGGTGTGTATAGCCCCAGTGCTCGAAAAAGGAGTGCCAGAAGTCTATATCAAACAGTATCTAAAGGAGCTTATGTACAGCTAAGAAAAAGCAACTTCACTTGCTTCGCCGTTCGTCACATTTTTATCAGCCCTACATTTTTATTCCATAAAACCAGCTGGATACAGATTTCTATAGACGTTCTGCTACGCGGTGAGCAGAGCAAACCGTCACACACTTTTTCAGGCCTACCCTTCAGCTATCCACTCCTAGTCGTTTACTCTCTTTATTTTCCAATGGTCCCTGATTGGTACAACCATTAGAAATTAAAGAAAAAAATGAAAAACGACATCAAAAACCAATCACCAGAAGAGCGAATGATCACCACACTGAGATTTGCTAAGAACACACTTTACAATTCAGGGATATGCGGAAAATTCTTTCAGATAGCCTACTACTGCGAGGAGCTGATTACTGCGAACCAAGACACACTGGAAGTGTCCAAGCTAGATGCACTGATAGATCTACATGACTTTGCCGAGCGAGCTAAGCGTAACAAGATGGCAGCGGTAGATATGATAGAGCTTATAGAAACCATAGGGACAGCCCTAAAGTCTAACCCGGTAGAGATAGCAGCGTGAGGCTAACCTACACAAAATCAGAAGATCGCCCTGCACTGTGGATTCAGTGCAAGGGTGATAACTCTGGAAAACCTCTCCAGGAGTATATGATTAACTCCTTCAGCGTATGGACTGATGATCCTGACGCCTACGGTAAACTCTTCGCCCTCTGGCACAGCCACAAGTACCATCCTCTTATCCGAGGATCAGTAGTTCCATTTATCAGCATACATGAGACACGTTCACTTATAAGTAAACATTTCCCACTCATAGAGCTTCACAGCCCTAAGCGAGTAACATCTATCTCCCAGATAGAAGAAGCCATCAAGCTCAAGCATAAACAGATCCACTGCCTCAAACAAATGCAGTATGCACTAGCCCAAAGCTTGATGAAGCCTCCTTAAGAGAATTATTCAATAATGTGATAAAGGAACTTCCAATGCTCAGGTGTTAATGCTAGGATGAAGAATATTACCTTTATTATGTACTTCATACTTTTTTTAAGCAGTTTCCATGTCTTTCGTACGCATTTGCGTAAATTTGTATTGTTTTTACTCATTTTCTTTATGGATTATGATTTTAAATACAATTAAATAAGAGCGGTTCTACTTTCCGGTCTAGCCGCTCCCTTTAATTGAATGATTCTAAATAGTGTTTTTTATTGTTTTTATCACTTATATTACAAAGGTAAGTTTCGGCATATTCATAACGCTTTGCTAGTTATACCTTAGTTCTGTGGAGAACTGCATAAATTCGACATTAAATGCTCACTTACAGAGGCTTAAAGGTGTAAAAATATCGTATATAAAAGCGTCTTATTAAAAATTTATAGGTTTGAAAAAATCTGTATTGTATCAAATTGTTTCTTAATGTTTCTAAATGATTAAATTTGTGGAGTGATCAGGGAGATACGCAAGGAGATACCAGTGACGCCACTCGTGAAATGGTGGCTTACCTATAAGCACGGTGACGTGATGCGAGTAAGTACTAATAATGTATATGGTCGACAGCTCTTCCTCTCCCTGGGACGTAAGCCGATGGACAGATCTAAACTTTGCGAAGCTAAATATATGGATAGCTACGTGGTGATGCTACCACGGAAGGTAGCTAAGCAGATAGGCAGGGAGATAGAAGCTCAGAGCGTCATAGACTTTAATAAGGCGGTAAAGAATGTGTTTTTAGAGTTTTTCTGCAACCTGATGGACTATGAGAGGGTGTGTACCGAGCTGAGCATAGACAAGATCTACGATAAGTTCATAGACACCTTTGACGGCATAGAGAGAAGCTTCGATCGGGAAAGAGCTAAGAAAACATACTTAAGGTATAGAAATAACAAGAATGTGGATAGGATGTGTACGGAGACTTTATCCGAAAACGTCCTCACGCTATTTTAGACGATATGAATGACGTAATAGTAACAGGAGGGATACTTCAGATATGGTACATCAAACAAAGCGATGTAGATAGACTCAAAGACCTGAACGGACAGATTTTTGTAATACTGAAAGCTAGTAAGGCGTGGACTGAACTAGACTATGTGCCTGAGTCTGCCAGTCTGACCCAGCAAGGAATGTCAGCGAGTAGCAGTATCCCGTATAATTATATGATCAAGGTGGATATAGGAGGAATGACCGAAGCGAATATGCGACTGGTACACTCACTACTCACGGAGAAGTATATGGTGAAATGTAGCGATACGAATGGTAATGTATGGCTAATGGGCAACAAGCGTATAGCAGGGAAGTGGGCTCAAAGTATAGGTAAAGTGGGAGAGAATCTTATTAGTGACAACGAAATACTACTCTCATACACTACGAGAGATACGAAACCCTTGCAAAAGGTAGAGTAGGTGATGACTGCTTGAATTTCATTTTGATTTTATTTTTTTGGTTAGAAAGCAGAGCTCCGTAAGGGGCTTTGTCCTTATATATAGGGGTATGAGGAGGTCATCTTTGAATTAATGAACGCTGCAAGAACGGTAAGTGCTATCCTGAATGGCCAGTGGGCTATAGAGCCTACTTATGCTATAAATAATATGCCGCTAATCCTAAGTATACTGGAAGGTAACTTCAAAGGATGGGGAAAGAATCCAGACGGTGAGCCAGTGGCCTACTCATTAGGTGATACTAATATGGTACAGACCTACTATAGAATGGAACGTACTATAGAGAAGCTACGCGAATCTCCAAAGGGCAGTATCTTAGAAATAAACATAGAACACGCTATCACTAGAAATGATAACTGTGGAGATATGGGATCTCTCAGCATAGCTAAGCTGGTAAATGAGGTGAATGCAATGGAAAACATAGCAGGCGTCCTCTTCTGCATGAATACGCCTGGAGGGCAAGTGAGTGGAATGGCCAGTGCTATATCTGCTCTACAAAACTGCTCTAAGCCTACAACTACTTATATAGAAGACGGTATATCTGCTAGTGCAGGATACTGGCTAGCTAGTCAGACAGATAATATATACGTAAGCAGTAAGAGAAGTAGCGTAGGCAGCCTAGGAGCATATGTCACGCTGATGAACATGAAAGCTAGACTGGAAACTGCTGGGATCAACATCTTAGAAATATACAGTAGATACAGTACCGATAAGAATGGAACGTACCGTGCGGCTATAGATGGCAATGAAGAGCCTATGAAGGATGATCTGGATTATGTGGTAGAAGGTTTTGTGGAAGATGTGAAAGCAGGTAGAGGTATAAATGCGGTGGCGGGTGAAGGTCCATTTACCGGCAAGATGTACTACGCTGAAGAGGCAGAGGCTATAGGCCTAATAGATGGCATACGCACCAAGGAGCAAGTGGTAGCGGAGCTAGTAAGTAAGTCTAACAACGGGTCTAAGACTCGATATTTTGTATAGAAATGAGCATATTTAAAAGAGAAATGAAAGCACTGGCAGCAGTGAAAGGCGTATCTGCAGATGAACTGACAGGTGAGCAAATAGCAGCTGTGAATGCGGAGCTTGAGTCCGAGGGATTTGAGCTAGAAGCTGAAGCCCGAGGTAGCGTAAGCTATACTCAAGCACAGATGGATGAGGCTACTGTCGCTGCTATGGCAGAGGGTCAGGTGAAAGCCACGAGTGATAAGGTAGCTGCTCTAGAAGCAGCTGCAATAGTAAGCGAAGGCACTATAGCTACACACGTAGCAGAGATAGAGCGACTGGGTAAAATGGCACATGTAGACACCGCCACTGGCAAAGCTGGGGATGAGGTGCATACGGATGCTGATGAGGTAAAAACTCCTTTAATGGATGCTATAGAGGCTAAAGCTAAACGTGTGTCTATGGCTCGCGGAAACAAGTAAACAATCAATTATTAATATACTATTTAAAAGATGGCAGGAAGATTAACAACTGCAGACGCTATAGACCCTAGTGGACTATCAGACGAGCTGAAAGATTATTACATAGGTAATAAGGAGGAAATTCATATGAATATGTTCTACGACAATAAGTGGGACGAGAATTTCAGAGTAATAGATGACGTAAAAGATAAGATTCCATTGTTTAATATGGATCTAGACTTTGAAGTACGCCCACAAGCGAACTACAAGGCTTTTGCAGGACAAGATGACGCATTTAAGGTAGGTAACCGCTGGTTGCAAACCGAAGAAATGAAAGTGGATCTCATTATAGTACCGCAGGAAATGGCAAGAACATATGCTGGTAAGTACTATGAGAAAGGGAGCAACATCCACGATATGAGCTTTGCTCAATTCTTCTTTAGTCACATCAACTCTAAGATAGTAGAGAAGATGCACTTAGAAGCATTTTATAAGGGCGTAAGAGATAACGCTGGCACAGACACAGTAGATACTATGAATGGCCAGAATAAGCTGATAGTAGACGAGATAGCAGCTAGTACTATCACAGTTACAGCGACTGGTGCTATCACTGCCGCTAATGTTATAGCTAAGCTAGAACTACTTTGTGATGCTGCAGATAGCAATCCGAAGTACGCCAGTATACAGAAACAGATGACGGTGAATAACCAAATCTTTAACTGGTACTGGAAAGCACGTAGAGAAACATTCAAAGATATAGTGAACACTTATGAAGGTAAGATATCTCAAATCAATGAATTGCCTATGGAAGGATACAACGTGACTCTGGTAAGAGAACACGGCCTAGGTGTAAGTCAGCGTGTGTGTATCACGAACAAGTCCAACAAGGTGCTTGGATTTGACTCTATGAATGACTGGAATAATATAATTCTTCAGCCTTTTGAAAGAGTAATCAAAGTTTTAATCGATTTCAAAGCAGGGTTCAACTTTGCAACGTTCTTCGATGGAAGTGTAACAGTAAATGATCAAACATAGAAAAATGGCAAAAGAATTGACATTAGACGAACAATTGGTGGCAGCAGGGATTACAATTCCTGCTGATACTACCGATGAGATGAAAGAGCTACTCGTAGCTCAGATAGATAAAGCTAACGCACTAGCGGAGCAGAGCAAAACTAAAGAGGAGCAGGTTACTGCAGAATTCAAAAAGCTACAGGCTAAGCTGGGCGAAGTGAAGACTGCGAGCGGTTTTGGAAGTTTTGAAATGGATGGAAAGAAGTATGATATAGTACTTCCTAAGATCCGAGTGCAAGGCAAGGATAGTAACTTTACTATAGTGACTGCTGATGAACTTAAGGAAAGCAAGGAAATGCAAGCTGAGTTCGTAAAGGCTGGTTATGGTATAGTACAACTAAAGAAAGCGAAGTAAAATGGGAGGTCAAATAACAGATTTACTGCTCAAAGACTGCGAGAATAACGATAGCGGAACGCTGGGTTATGCTCTCGTAGCATTTAAAAGTGACTTCACTACACTTAAGAATACTTATGCCGAGGAATCTGTCCCATTCGTTGTGACAGATGATTACGCAGAAGATGACCTAGTGACGTATGACTGTGAAGTATACAAGTGCACTGTAGCACACTCTGCAGGGGCTTGGGATGCGGGGAATTTTACACTGATCCCTAATGGGCATGTACGTATCAATGGTACGCACGCTCTAGAGGGAGCTAAGACCTTCATTCGTATGGAGATCAACGAGGAGGAAAGTACCATTTCTTTTGAAAGTCTTGGTAAAAAGTTCAGCCGTAGCGGTAAGCAGTCAGCTCAACTATTTCATCCAGGGAGTTCTTTAGAAGCAAGTCAGTTTAACGTAAGAGCAACAATGGCTCGCCAAGCAGTAGTGCTTGTTCCACTTGCCAATGGGAAAGTGGTGCAACTGGGTACTAAAAACTCTTTTGCTGAGATAGTAGGTGGCAAGACCGCTGGTACTAGAGAGAATCCTGATAGCCGTTGGTTATTTGAGGTGAGTAACTACGCCAAGAGTGAAATCTACTATCAAGGAACGCTACCTGTCTAAGCTATGAGCAAAATAGGAAAGAAAGCTAAAGAATTCTTTGGCAATATAAACACTACGCACGCTAGGCACCAGCTGCCTAGCGGTGACATAGTGGACCTAAGCTCAGAAGAGGTGACGGACAGTGAACTACTGAAACTAGCGAATGCTAGTCCTGATATATTTGTGCTTAAAGCTGTAAAAGCCGAGAGTGCGACCGCAACTCCTGCACCTAAAAAGGTGGAGGAAGGTAAGAACGATAAGAAAGATACTGCCACCAAGTATTAATCAATCATAACAGAAGCCCTCTCCATTCAATGGGGAGGGCTTTTTTTGTCCGTAAAAATAGGGCAAGTGCCACGCTATTTTTGACCTATATATGGACCTAAGAGCCGCATACGAGGAGAGGGACTACGCCGCTATGGCGGAGTGGTACACATTGAATGGTACGAATACCTTCTTCCAGATGTTGCTGGATGGAGATATAGATGAATACCTGCAGGAACGTCTTTTGGAGGAGATTTTACCCTTATTGCCGAAGGCAGAAACAAGAAAAGAAAAGAGTGTCCATGACCGCATGATGGACGAGCCTGCAAACGTGCAAGCAGTCTATAACAAAGCCCGGGGGCTTTTTAGACAGATGAAAGAGACACGCCTTTTGATATTTAACGAATCTAAAGAAGTACGATCTGCTGCAGCTCTAAAGGTGGTAGAACTAGCGAGAGGCAATAAGGAGTGCTGGATGGATATAGATCACTATAAAAAGTATGGATATCTACCCAGCGTACTAAGCGATAGCGATGAGATAATGGCAATGAATATGCGTGAAGCAGCTGTGCAGCTAGACAGAGATATAAATTACATCTATAAATTCACTAAGAAAATGGAAAAACTCAAAGGCACGCAGCGTGACGAGCAGGCTGCTAGGATAAAGATACGTGAGGTGCGTATAACGCTACTTAATAAGAAACTAGAACTATATGACTAACGATGAGGAAATACTAGAAGGGCGATGTGTGACTTGTATGCACGGCAGCCCTAGCGATGGTAGACAGATACTCTGCTTACTGCTAGACGAGATGCATCATACACAATACGTGTGTGATAAATATGAACCAGGTAGCGTGATGGGTAGACTTGATTAGACCTACTGACATACCCGAAGTAAACGACACGAGTAAAGTAGACTGTGGAGCTATAACAATAGGCTCAACAGATCTACATTACTCGTTAGGGAAAGTAAACGATGCTGTAGAAGCGTGTTTTCCAACACTGGAAAAGAATTCAACCCGACACTTCTTTAGCTGCGGACACTGGAGCACTCATGAGCTAGTAGACCATGTTATAGCACACACGGGTCCCGCGGACGTTCTGATCAGTGTATGGAGCATAAGTGAAGCAGCTGCAAGGATGCTTGTAGGTATGCTAGAGAGCGGTAAGATCAGAAGTCTGCGTGCCGTAGTAGACTACAGGAGTAAGAATCGTCATCCTAGTGCTCACCAGCTTGCAGCACATTCATTTACGGAGTTGAATACATTCCCGTGTCACGCGAAGCTTACGGTCATAAAAAATGAGGAATGGTCTATTAGCATAAATGGCAGTGCCAATTATACTAATAATCCCAGACCGGAAGCTGGCGTTTTGGATACACACGCTACAACAGCAGATTTTTACAGTAAATACATCGAGCAGATGCTCACAAACAGTAATCCATTTGAATAGATTAGAGGATATAGAAGAGTGGGGTAAACTCCTAATGACTCAACAAGAGACAGCTGACGCATTAGGAATAGGCTTAAAAGAATTCTCTGAAAATAAAGAGTATATGCAAGCATATACCGATGGACGTCTCACAACAATAGCAGGACATAAGAAAAAGATAATAGCCCTAGCTAATCAAGGAAGTGGACCTGCCCAGACTCACTTAGAGAAGCTAAGAAAAGAAGGAGATCAAGAGAAAATAATTAATGCCTGGAGATAATATCATAGACAGACGAATGACTAAAAAAGATAAGCTAATAGAATATCTGAATAGTGGCAAGGAGGACGAATCTATGGAAAAGATGTGGGATACCTACGTGTACATAGAAGACAAGATGCGTTCTATGAATCGTAAAAATGCAATGACTGTCGTGCGTAAAAAATATAGCATCAGTCGCAGTTTAGCGTATAAACTAATCAAGGAAGTAGAAATATTTAGCGGTCAAGCACACGCTCCAGATAAAGACTATCTCCGATGGGTGCAGGTTGAGAAACTTCAGATGGCTCAAGAGCTCGCCATTAACAAAGGTGATTTGAGTGCCGTGGCTAGAATTAGTGATCAATTATTCAAGTGGATTAATGATAGCGGTGACCTAGATCAGGACTTGCTAGACAAGCTAGAACCTCGAAACTTTAACATGCAGATAAATATTAACGGTGCTAACGTAGATCTGCCATTAGAGCGTTTTTATAATCTGCAAGATAGTGAGGTGAAGAAGATGACGAAGCACAGCACTGAAGACATAGCACCGTGGGATGAGATAGAGAAGATGCTGAATGGAAAGGACTAACCTTTATCTAAACCCCGTCCAGCAACTGGTCCACAACTTCTGCTATATGGTGAAGATGTTCTTCTTCGTAGCTGGCCGTGGTACAGGTAAAAGTAGTAAGGGTATGGGCACAGTGCTGCGTAACATTATTCACTTCTTGCCTAAAAGCAAGGGCATGATAGTAGCAGAGAGCTATCGCTCTATGCTCGAGAATACGCTACCATCTACATTTAAAGCCCTGGAAGACTATGGCTACTATAGAAATGTACACTATGTGGTGGGAATAGAACCACCCAAACATTGGGATACGCCCTATGAGCCGACCATTCGAGGATATAAGAATACGATAACCTTCTGGAATGGCACGACGATTCTACTTATTAGTCAAGATAGTTCTGCGACATCTCCTAGAGGGCTGAACACTGACTGGTGCATAGTAGATGAGGCATTAAATCTTGATAAAGATCACTTTGACGAGGAGATTATGCCGACTATTCGTGCAAACCAAAGCCAGTTTAAGCACGTTCCATTTCATCTTGGTGTGTTCTTCTTCAGCTCTATGCCATATGGCATTAATGCGGAGTGGCTCACTAAGAATATAGAATATTACCTAGAGGACGGAATAGATCAGGAAAAGATGATGGCTGAGCTGATCAGCCTACAGATGGATTTCCTAGAGGAGTCTAACATTAATCACCAAGAGCGTATATGGAAAGCTATTAATGATCACCGTAAGAAAATAGATTGGTACCCCAAGAAGGTAGGCAGGACAAACACGTTGTACGTAGAGAGTAATGCCTTTGATAATATAAGAATACTCGGCTACGACTATATCTATAAGCTGTATAAAACTACCAGCACTATACGATTCATGACTGAGATTATGAATAAGCGGATGAATAAGCCAGAGGGTGGATTCTATGCTAAGTTCGATAGAGCTAAGCACACGTATAAGCGTTCTCCGTTTGACAAGACCCAAGGCGTGACAGATGCTGATAAGCTAATGGAAGCTGCAGGGGCATCGATTAATCTTAAGATGGTAAAGAGTTTGAATAGTATGTATGACAATGACTGCATAGTGTCAGAGCCATTGCAGCTTGGGGTTGACTTTGGTGGCAATATAAACACCGCCGTGGTAGGGCAGGACTTACCACAGTTCAATATGTTTAACTTTATAAAGGACTTCTATGTCAAGTCCCCCGAAGACATAGACGACTTAGCACATAAGATATGTGAGTACTACAAGTACCATCAGAATAGACTCATCTATTTCTACTACGATAGGTTTGGTAATCAAGTAGTAGGCAACAGCAAGGTAACATATGCTGAGCAGTTTGCTGACATCTTGATTAAGGCAGACTTCACTGTCATCAAGAAGACATCAGGGGCTAATCCATTACATATGAAGAAGTATATGTTATGGTCCACCATTCTAGATGGTGGGAAGGGAGCTCCAGTGGTTCAATGGAATTACTACAATTGCATTGATAGTATAATATCCATTGAGGGATGTGGCTTGAGAGAGACAGGGAATGAATGGAAGAAGGATAAAACCAAAGAAGGGAAGAACCTCGAAACCGAGGAAAAGCAGCCCCATTTATCCGATGCCACTGACTACGTCATTTTCCCGCTCTTTACGCCACGCATCGGTAAAAGGCTA